GACCATCATTGCATAGGAGTAGCCATGAGGAAACGCAACCGAATCCGGTTCGTGCTGTTGACTTTGCTGGCCACGGCCGCGCTGGTCCTCAGCAACAACCTTGCCGCCAACGCGGGCTATGCGGCTGACTGCATCGGCCCGGATGGCGAGCGAGGCACAACGACCGTTCACACCGTGGGTGAGAGCCCATACGGCGCGGTCACCTACGTCACCGCCTCGCACACGGCGCTGGGGTTCACCAACTTCAACGTCAACTACACCGACCGAGCGGGCGTGCACCACTCGTTCAACCGCAACACCAACAAGACTTGGAGCTACGTCACGGTCTCGGGCCACGGCGTCGTTTTCCAGGGGGCGATCCACTGGACCATCTCGTGGGGCGCTTACTCCTACCGCTGTGGTCTCTGAGGAGGGTCCATGAGAAAACGAATCGCGTTGCTGTTGGCCGTGATTGGCCTGCTCGTCGTTGGGATCGCTGGACCGGCGCAAGCCGACGAGGAGACCTCCGATCCCGGCTACGGCACGACCTGCGACCAGGCGTGCATCGACGCCTGGCTCGCCAGTGGTGACGACGGCTCGGGCAAGATGGCCACCACCGGCATCGTCCGGTCCTCGTGCTCGACGGGTGGCTGGGCGGTCGGTGCGCACTACTCCGGCGTGGACAGCTACACCGTGGTGCCCAAGCAGGGCTACATTGTCAACACGCTCTGGCTGGCCACCGCGCAGTCGTCGTACTCGACGCCGTACGGCACGCTGACGTTCTACCGCTATCAGATCACCTGGGTGAACCTCAAGGGTCAGGTGCAGAACCAGTACCGCTACACGCCCAACAGCAGCGTCCTGACCCCGAGCCTCTACGGCGGGGCCAAGGCCGGCACGATGACGGTTAACGCCTACTGGCGGCGCGTGGGGACCACGTTCTCCTCGCACTGCATCGCCCACAACGCCTGAGAGGAGGGACCATGCGATCCGATGTCTGGAAGTGGGGCGGGCGCGAGCGCATCCGCTGAGCTGCGAGCTCCATGACGGCAACGGCCGTTGAGGCGCGACACGCTCGACGAGGTTCTGGCACGGAATCCGTGCCGGCCGTCGGGTAGGGTCCTCCTCAACGGCCGTTCCCGTCCACGAGGAGTACTCGCCTTGAGCACAGCCACCGCAGCCCCACCCACCTCGAACACGGGGTTCCAGGTAACACAGCTCAACGGCCAGACCCTCGAAGTCCTGACCCAGGCCGAGCAGGACTTCTACGAGAAGCAGGTGGCCGACTATCAGGCCGCGTTCTCGTTCAGCAACGTCTCCGACCTCAACGACCTCGACCGGCTGCTGGCCGACGAGCTGCAGTCGTTCCGCATCAGCCGGATGCTCGCTTCCGGGCGTGACGAGGACGGCACCCTTCTCCCGCAGGGCCTCCTGGGCGATCTGCGGACCGCGCAGCGCGGGCTGGCCCGAGACATCAACACCGGCAAGAGCGCCCTGGGAATGAGCGTCCTGGCCCGCCAGAAGGACGCCTCCTCGGTCGGCGGCTACCTCGTGGAGCTGCGCAAGCGGGCGCGCGAGCAGGGCATCACCCGTGAACGGCAGTTGACGCGGGCTCTGGTCCTGATGAACGAGCTCAAGTCGCTGGTCTCGACGTTCGACCGCAGCAACGAGACCGAGCGGGATCGCCTGGGCCTGCAGAACGAGAAGGACATCGTGAAGTGGGTCCGCGACTACATGGTCCCCGAGTTCGACGACATCGACGAGCACTTCCGAACGCACCAGCAGAAAGCCTGGGTAGGGACCCTCTGATGGCCCGTGAGACGTTCGTCAGCCCGTCCGGTGTGATGTGGCGGCCCAGCGTGGCCCCGAAGGGCTCAGGGGCCGATTGGGACAACGCACGGACGTGGTTCAGGGAGCGCTCGATTGACGAGTGGGTCGCCGTGCTGGCGGACGGCCACACGATGGGCAAGATCCTGGCGGACCTGCTCCGTGAGGCCCAGGCCGAGGCCCAGCGCGATGCGGGCAAGGTCAAGATCGGCCGGCGGCCCAGGGTCGCCAACGGCACGATGGCTGACGTGCACGCGCTGATGGAGACCAAGTACGCCACGATTCCGTTCGCCCAGTCGCTCCCGGAGCTGATCGGTGAACGGTCGTTGAGGGCCTTCGCCCAGCGAGCTGGGATGCCGCACCAGACGATCCAGAAGATGATCTCCGGGGAGGCCCGGCTCGAGATGTGGCGGTTGGAGGCGCTGGCCAAGGCCGGGCGCGTGCACCCGTCGTACTTCATGGAGTGGCGCGAGGGGCACGTGCTGACCTACCTCGCCGAGCTGCTCGCCAGCCGGCCGAACCTGTCGATCAAGGCCAGCCAGGCCCTCACGCGGGCGGCCAGTTCGTGAGCGCGGTTGCCCGGCTGACCGAGGAGGAGATCTACCTCGCGGTCATGCTCGAAGATGAGACCGGCATCGACCTGGCCGAGCTGACCTGGGTGGACGAGGAGAACCACGACCGCTGCTTCCGAATCTGGGACTTCCAGTGGAAGCTGTACCACGTCGAGCGCACCTTTCAGATTGACCAGATGGGCCGTGCGCTGGGCAAGACCCAGGGCATTATTATGCGGGCATTCGCATTCCCGTTCTGTCACCCCGGCGCGGAAATGCTCATCACCGCACCGGAGCTGAACCACCTTCGGCCGATCACCGACAAGATCGAGACTCTGTTCACGACCAGTCGGCTGGGCATGGAGATGCTGCCCAAGGTCAAGGGCTCGGGCATCAACCACCAGCCGCAGTTCCAGGCCCGGTTCGTCAACGGTGCCCGGATCATGTCGCGCCTGCCGAACCGGGATGGCAAGGGCGTCAAGGGAATGCACCCGCTCGTCATCGAGATGGACGAGGGGCAGGACTACCCGGAGCCCGGCTGGGTGGAGATCATCGAGACGATGAAAACCGGGTCGCCCGGTGCACAGTGGAGAGTGCACGGCGTGTCCCGTGGCGCTCGGGATATGTACTACAAGATGACCACCGGGGAGAACCCGGACCTGCCTTTCTATGTGCACCGCTATTTCGCCTGCCACCGTCCGTCGTGGTCGGTAATGGAGCGCAAGAGCAAGATCGCGCTTTACGGTGGCACCGAGGAGAATGTCGATTACCGGCGCAATATCTTCGGCGAGCACGGCGACGCGCACAACCCGCTGTTCGTCATCGCCCGGCTGATGGCGTGCGTGCGCCAGAACGAGACCGCGTGGGCGAGCACCTACAACGATGAGGTCTACTACCGGGCCAAGATCAACGACGAGAAGCACCGGGGCTCGGGGTTGGAGATCGCCTCGTTCCTCGACTTCCCCGGTCACCACCTGAGCGACGAGTACGTGTCGTTCTGGGCCGGGGCCGACATTGGCTACACCAACGACCCGACCGAGATCCTGGTGGCCGGCGTGGTGCCGCGCAAGGGCAAGCCGGACCTCATGCGGCTGCTCACCCGCATCCAGCTCAAGCGGATCAGCGCGCCCGACCAGGCCGACGTGTTCCGGGCCGTGTTCGCCTACTACGGTCGCCGGCTCCGTCGCTTCGGCATGGACAAGACCGGCAACGGGCTGTCGCTGTGGCAGGCCCTCGCTGCCGATCCCGCGACCCGCGACCGCATCGCCGGGTACGGGTTCAGCGAGAAGCTCCCGGTGGAGTTCGACGACCGCCTGCCCGTGGGCAAGGAGCAGGCCAAGGATCTGGTCATCACCAAGAACGTCATCGACTACGTGAGCGACCAGCTCCGGCTGTGGGTGGACACCCAGGCGCTCGAGCTGCCGTACGACACCGAGCTGCTGCAGGAGCTGCAGGGTCAGGCCATCACCGTGACCAAGGACAGCGCCACCGGGGGCCAGCGACGGGCCTACTACGGCTCCTCGTGCCACACCCTGGACGCGATGAGGATGCTGGCGGCGGCCAAGACCTTGGAGACCATCGAGGCCACGCTCAAGAAGCCGCAGCAGGGCACCCCGGTGCTCGACCACTTCGGTTTCTGATGCCCCGTCCGCGCAGGGGTGCGGCCCGCTACAGCTACCGGCCGGTCAGCATCAGGGCCAAGGCCAAGCAGAAGGCCGGCTCCCGGACCGTGACCGAGCGGGACACCATCGCTGGGGACGGCTGCTGGTGTGGACAGCGGTGCGGCCACGACTGGCCAGGCAAGGCTGAGGGTGCGCCACACCCTCGCTGAGACGCTAACTGGCACCTGTTTCGACCTATCGCGGGCTAAGTTGGGCTCCGTTCCCGATCCACGCGCGCCGATGGAGGATACGTGCCAACCACTCAGATGCAGCCAGGCCAGCAGCACATCGGGCCCGCGCCCGAGGTTGCTCACCCGGAGACCCAGGAGGACCTGGCCACGTCGGCCGGTGGCACCATCTCCTACCTGATGGCTCCGCTGCAGCCGGCGGGCTCGCTGGGCACCAAGGCCGACATCCAGCTCGAGCTGGACCTGATCGCAACGTCCGTTCGCGGGTTTCACGTGAAACAGCCCGACCAGGTGCTGCGTGAGATCAGCGCCTACACGGCGCGGCTGACCGAGATGGTCGTGCTGCTGCATCGGGTGGAGAGCCAGGACCGGCAGTACACCCGCGTGCGCACGATGCAGGTGGAGAAGTGGCTGGTGGACCTTGACCGGCAGTTCAAGATCGCGTCGCGCCTCATCGAGGTTCAGCGCCAGGACATCGACATGAGCCGATGAGAGGACACGACTGATGGCCGGCCGGTTCGAGATGGAGATTATCCCCCGCGAGGACGGCGCTGAGCCGAGCACCGACGTGGCGATCCCGTCGGCCGAGCCCAAGTACTGGGTCAACCAGTCCGGGCTCGACACCGACATGCTCGGCCCCTTCATCCGTGAGGTGGCGCTGGCCCTGGGGCCGCAGATCGCCGAGCGGGAGGCCACGCGCGGGGCGAAGTCGAGCCTGTTCAACCGGCGCGGCTACATCGTGTCCGACAACCCCTACGACCACATGCGCATCTCGCGCAAGGCCGTGGAGGAGGACGACGTGGTGGGCGGGGTCGCGGACGTGACCGAGGGCCTGATGTTCCAGACGATCCAGTGGGAGTCTGGCTCGGCCGACGACACCGACGTGTTCAACCAGATCGCTGCGGACCTCGACCTCGACGGCTACCTGCGCTCGGCCGCGCGTGAGCTGTTCACCTGCAGCCAGGTCGTCACCGCCGCATGGTGGGGTCGCAAGACCTACCGGGTCCGGGGCTTCGCGCCGCCCGACAAGGTGAAGTTGGAGGAGCGCCAGAACCCTGACGGCACAACGAGTTTCGTGCCGCCGCGTGATCCCAACACCAACCAGCCGGTGGAGCCGAAGCGTCGTGGCAAGCGCAAGCGCAAGGAGTACACGATCAACGTGCCCACGCGGCTCACGATCCTGGACTCCATGAAGATCGTGCCCATCGGTCGCTCGCTGTGGGGGGTGGACCGGCTCGCGTGGTACGCCACCAAGGAGGAGATGGAACTCTGGACCGGCTACACCGAGTACGGCACCGACCCGGCCCTGGGCGTTCCCCAGCAGATCGACGCCACGATGGCTCAGCTCGTGCTGGGCCCGTACCGGCCGACCCAGGGCAGCGCCGAGGAGGCCGAGCTGCTCTCGCTGGGCATCGACGTGACCAAGCTCTTGGAGCTCAACCCCAAGCGGGTGTGGCGGCACACGCTCACCAAGTCCTCGTACAACCGCTTCCCGGCCAGCCGGATCAAGAGCGTGTTCCGGCTGCTCGACATGAAGCAGCAGCTCATGGACGCCGACCGCGCAATGCTCGTGGGCGCGGCCAACTACATCCTGCTCATCAAGAAGGGCACCGACGCGCTCCCGGCGGTGCAGTCCGAGGTGGACAACCTGCAGGACAACGTGAAGGTGCTCGGGCGCATCCCGGTGCTCGTCGGTGACCACCGGCTCAGCATCGAAATCGTTACTCCCAAGCTGGATCTCACGCTTGAGGCCGCGAAGTACGACACCCTCGACCGACGCATCCTGAGCCGCCTCATGGGGGCGCTGACGGTGGCCAGCAACGGCCAGCGCAACGAGTCCTCGCTGACGGTTGGCCGGCTCGTGGGGCGGCTCTTGGAGACCCGTCGGCACATGCTCCGGCGCAGCATCGAGAGCGACATCGCGCAGGCCATCGTGGACGCCAACCCGCCGGACACCTTCGAGGAGACGCCCTCGATGATGTTCACCCCGCGCACCATCCAGATGGACAGCGACCTGGCGATCAACAATGCCATCGTGCAGGCGCGCACGCGCAACGACCTGAGCCGGGAGTCCTACCTCGAGAGCCTGGGCTTCGATGAGGACACCGAGGCGCTGCGGTTCATCGAGTCCGAGGCCAAGGGCTACGACGAGCTGTTCGCCAGCCACACACCCTTCGACTCGCCGGATCACCAGCAGCCGGGTGGCTTCCCAGGGCAGAATGACCCGACGCTGCAGGGCGCGAACGGCGCTCAGGGTGGCCGACCGGCTGGTGGTGGCGCGCCGCCGCCCAAGACCAAGCCCGCCAAGAAGGCCGCCAAGAAGGCCGTACCGAGTGGAGGCACCACGTGACCACCGAGTCGCTGCACCAGATCATGGCGCGCATCCAGCCGCGCATCACCATGCCGCCCCGCCAGATCGCGCTGCTGCAGCCACCGGCTGACATCGAGGTCCCTCGGATGCTCACCATCGAGGACCCCGAGAGCGGGAAAACCGTTGTGACAGTAGGCATCACGGAGACCGAGCGGGAGGCTGCGGGCTGGAAGGCCGAGGACTTCCTGGTGCGCCTTCGGGGCAACCTGGTCGGCGAGGGCATCAACCGCAACGGCGCGGCCTGGGAGAAGGCCGACCTCGCCTTCGGGCTGCCCAGCGTGCCCCACGGCCCGCTGAACTGGCTGCACGAGGACCGCAAGGTCATCGGGTGCCTGACCGCCGCCCAGCTCGCCGACGAGGGCGCGACCGTGCAGGCCGACTCCGTGGTGTGGGGCTGGCTGTGGCCCAAGGAGGCCGCGATGGTCGAGGACGTGGCCCTGCAGCAGCGGCTGTTCTACTCGATGGAGTGCATTGCCCCGACGATCCAGTGCGTCGGTCCGAACGGGTGCGGGGCCGAGATGGGCTCCCTCGACAGCCTCAACAAGACCGAGAAGGCGTGCGAGCACGTCCGTGGGCGCACCAGCGGCCGGCGCTTCGTCAACCCGATCTTCCAGGGCGCAGCGGTCATCGTGCCGCCCAAGAGCCCCGGCTGGGCCAACGCTCACCTCGGGCTGATGCAGGAGTCCTCCACGAGCCTGTCCGAGGCGGCCGGTTTCAGTGGCGAGACCGACGACACCGACGTGCAGCTCGGGGCGCAGATCCTATCGTTTATCCGTGGCACAAGTTAGGACATGCTTCTCACGACTATGACATAAGG